TTGATGCACACACACAGGTAGGCGATCTTGAAAAAGTCGTTTACAATGTACACTGGTCTTATATCGCTGAAGATGCAAACGAAAACAACGCTTCTATTATCGGAACGCAAACAGTAGATGAACCTAACGCAGATAGCTTTACGGCATTTGATGATTTAGTTCAAGCAGATATTATAGCTTGGATTGAACCACTTTTAGACGTTGCAGAAATGCAGTCTAACCTAGATGCGCAGATCGCAGAAAAGGTTGCACCTACAAAACTAACTTTAAGCGTTCCTGAATAATTCTTTATGCCTTTGAATAAAGAAATTGTTTAACTTTACAAAAATAATTTTTTATAATGGCAAACAAGATCGAAGAAGGGATTCTAAAAAACCTTCAACAACAACAAGAAAACAAAGCCAAGATTCAAGGGGAACTTGGTGGTTTAGAACTTCAAAAGCACGCTTTACTTCACGCCTTTGCACAAGTTCAAGCTGAACAAGATGCAATTACAAAGGAACTAGAAGATAAGCACGGCAAAATCGAAATCAATTTAAAGACCGGCGAATTTACACCGATCGAAGATAAAGATGCAAAAGATATTGAAGTTGTAGATGCTGAAGAAGTGAAATAGTTTCGATGTCGGCAATAAACGCAACTTCTTTTTTACTTCTAAAAGATAATACGGTGTTAGGTCATTCGACTAGCACCGTTATTAATTTAGAACAAGATTTAGCCGATGCAACCACAAAGGATTCGCAAGGGTGGCAAGAATTTTTGGCGGGTATTCGATCCGGAAGGATTCGCGCCGAAGGTTTAACCGATTATTCTGATTCCTTAAATTTTGGTCAGCTTCAAGAAATGCTGATCACTAGATCAATCAACGATTTTTATTTTAAGCATCCCGCAAATCAAAAGGTTATTATTCGGGGGGATGGTTTTGTAACCAATATATCCGAAGTGGCTGAAAATAATGCCGCCGTTTCTTTTAATGTAGAAATTCAGTTGACCGGATTATTTGCCGTGAATTTAGTTGAAGGCGAAACTTGGGATACTATATTTACACAATGGGAATTGCTAAACGAGAACTGGAATTTAGTGTAATTTTTTTCTTTGTATATTTGATTAAAATTTGATAACGAAATAATTTAAAATCAATATGGCTACAACTGGCGTATTTTCAGGAACTAATTTACTTGTAAAAGTAATTGCTGACGGCGGAACTTTAGCAACTATTGGACACACCACAAGTTGTTCAATGTCGCTTTCACACGATTTGCCTGAAGCTACAACTAAAGATTCAAACGGATATTCAGAATTTATTTCAGGTGTTCGCGGTGGAACAATTTCTTTCGAAGGTTTAGTTGCTTATGACGATTCTTCAAATGCTGAAGAAATTATCGGATATGTAACTGGTCGTAACAAAGTGGACTGGTCTTTCGGAACTGCCGAAACTGGCGATACAGTTTACGAAGGTGAAGGATTTATTTCTTCAATCGAAGTATCGGCTGAAATGGAATCACCGGTTTCATTTAGTGGTGAAATCACTATTACCGGAGCAATCACTTCTTCAACAAATTAATAAATAAACAAGGCGCTTAATTAGGGGATTAAGCGCCTAATATATTCTACTTATGGCAACAAGGAAACGTGGCTACTACACAACAAAGTTGGGCGGTAAAAACCGCACAATGCACTTTTCAATGAACTTTTGGGCGAACTTCACCGATCTTCTTGGGATATCCCTTGAACAGATTGGCGACGTTTTTGCAGGCGGTGTTTCGTTATCAAATATCCGCGCCTTAATTTATGCGGCACTTTTAGCAAATGATCAAGAAAAAGGTATTGAACCTGATTACAATCAATTTACCGTTGGCGCTTGGCTTGAAGATTTACAGGCTGACGAACTTGAAAAGATCATTGAATCAATGACCGAATCGCGCATTTTGGGTAATTCCTTAAATATGGGAATTGAAAGGAATGTAAAAAGCACTACAAAGGCGGGAAAGTAAATTCCCAACTTGACTGGGAAACACTACTTGATTACTATATCGGGCAGGTTGGGATTAACCCGAATGAATTTTGGGGTAACACTTGGAAGGAAAACCAACTACTAGGCGAATCGTATATGATCAAGATGAATATATCTTGGGAACAAACACGATATCTAGCATCGATGTTAGTCAATGTAAATGCGCAGAAAAAATCTAATATGATTGCGCCGGATAAACTTTTTCCTTTACCACAAGATGTTTATTTGGAACGTGGCAAACCAAAATCTACTGAAGCTGAATACCAAGCCTTTATTGACAAGCTTGACAAGCTAAAATCCAAGGGATAAAATTTTCGTAAATTTGATCCAAAACATATTCAATGGCGGATCAATCTTTAAGGGTTCGGTTGTTGGCGGTAACCGCAGGTTTTACAAGGGGGATGAATACTGCATCCAACCAATTAAAATCATTCGGTGCAAAAGCTAAATCAGTCGGTTCTTCTTTAAAATCAATACAACTTCCTTTAGCGGTTGCAGGTGGCGCCGCAGTAAAACTTGCCGTCGATTTTGATAAGTCAATGACCCAAATCGAATCGTTGGTTGGTATTGCCGGTGATAAGGTTGCCGAAATGGGTGAAGCGGCAAAGAAAATGTCGCTTGATACTGGACAATCCGCAACTGCCGCCGCCGATGCTTTATTTTATATTACGTCAGCCGGTTTACGAGGCGATGAAGCAATGCAAGTTTTAAATGCATCGTTAAAATCAGCTTCAATAGGTTTAGGTGATGCAAAGACCGTTGCCGATCTAGCGACGTCTGCAATGAACGCCTATGGTTCAGAAACGCTTTCAGCTTCAAATGCAACCGATGTTTTAGGTGCCGCCGTTCGTGAAGGTAAATTGGATGCAGAAACGCTTGCCGGAGCAATGGGATCAGTCTTACCGGTAGCATCAAATATGGGCGTTCAGTTCCACGAAGTAGGTGCCGCGTTTGCCGCGATGTCGCGTACTGGAACAGATGCCGCGCAAGCTTCAACCCAACTTAATGCAATTATGATGGGTATTATGAAGCCAACCGAAGATGCTAAAAAGGCACTTTCCGAACTTGGTTTATCTAGTGAAGGGCTTCGCCAACAAATAAAAGACAAAGGACTTCTTGATGTATTTCTTACTTTAAAAGATGCATCCCTTCGAAATTCTGAAGCATTCGAAAGGGTGTTTGGGAATGTTCGTGCCTTGAAAGGTATTATGGATTTAACCGGTGCCGGATTTGAATCAACGCGACAAATCTTTGACAATATGAATAACACCGCCGGATTTACGGCGGATGCATTTGCAAAAGTTGAAGAAAGCGCAAGTTTTAAATTACAAAAGGCACTTAATTCAGTAAAGGTTTCATTTACCAATTTAGGCGGAACGCTTTTAACGGCGTTATTGCCATATATCCAAAAGCTTACCGGTTTTATTACAACCTTGTTTCAGAAATTTCAAAATCTAAATCCAACGGTTAAGGGATTAGTTCTTGCCGCAGGTGGTTTAGCTTTAGTTTTACCAACTGTTTTATCGCTTTTAGGAACGATCGCTTCAGCTTTAGGCGCATTACTTTCGCCGGTTGGTTTAGTAATTGCCGCTTTTGCCGCAGTTGGTTATGCGGTGGTTAAAAATTGGGAACCGATTAAAAAGACCATTGTTGATGTAATTAATTACGTTATTAGTCTTTACAACGAATCGCTTGCCTTTAGAATTATTATTCAAAGTATTGGCGCAATATTTAAATCAATTTTTGAAATCGGTAAATCGGTTTTTGAAGGTCTTTGGAATATTGTCAAAGCACTTGGTCAAAACTTTATAAATCAATTTAAAGCTATTGGTAAGGTTATTAAAGGTGTTTTCACCCTTGATACAGAAATGATCAAACAAGGGGTAAAGGATTCGCTGAATAGCGCTTTTGGCACTTTTAAAACAATCGCAAATGAAGCAGGTGATAAGGTAAAAAATGCCGGTCAAATTGTTGCAGACAATTTTGCGCAAGGAATGGAAAATGCAAGAACGGCAAAAGAACTTCCTTTGGTTACTGAAGCTGACGTTGATAATTTTGTTGGCGGAATAAAAGACAAAGTTGTAAATGCAGGAAAACAAATTGCAGGATTTTTTCAAACTGGAACAAAAGAAGGTGGCACCGGAGTTGATGCAGGCACCGGTGAAGGTGGTGCTGAACCATTCCAACTTGGATCATTTGGTGGCGCAACGGAAGGATTAAATCTTGCAGGCGAATCGCTTAACCTGATTGGTAATTCAGTTGATTCCGTTACGCAGAAATTCGAACGAATGAAAGAATTTGTATCGGAAAATGCGGAAATGATCGGCGATTCATTATTCAATGCGTTTAATACGCTTATGAATGCTGAAAATCCATTAAAAGCACTTGGTCAGATGATCATGCAATTAGTCAAGAAAATGTTAGCGGCGGCGGCGGCGGCATTGATTTTATCAGCTTTATTGCCGGGGATGGGCGCTACTTCTTTTAAAGGTGGTGGACTTGATTTCAAGTCAATTATGGGAACATTTACCGGAATGAAATTTGCTAACGGTGGAATTGTTTCTTCACCTACACTTGGAATGGTTGGTGAATATTCAGGCGCTAGACAAAATCCTGAAGTAATTGCACCGCTTGACCGATTAAAATCAATACTTGGTGATTCGGCAGGTCAAAGACAAGTTCAAGTTGGCGGTGAATTTAAACTTCGTGGTGAAGATTTATTGGTTTCACTTGAACGCGCAGAAAAGCAAAGAAATCGAACTAGCTAATGGCATACAACGTAAAATATCGGCTATCCTTTTCCGATGTAAAGGGTAACTTGCGTAGGGTTGAAATACTACGCGACAACTATACTGGAAGTGTTTTACCTATGATTGGAACGGGAACACCCGTTGAAATCGATTACAAGGCAAAGGATGACGAATATAGCCATATTGTCGGATCAACTTGTACCTTAAACCTAATGGTAACCGACGACGTTACTTACGATGCATTTCACACTTTTGATGAACGTACTTTTAAAATACGGGTATCATATCACAATGGAACTTCATATTCGACGTACTGGGAAGGTTTTTTAGTTGCCGACGGGTACAAAGAAGCAATCGCAACAACCCCTTATCAGATTGCTTTAAAAGCCACCGATGGGCTTGGAAGTTTAGATGCTTTCGACGCGCCTACTTCAAATGCTTCAAATATTAGCAATACCGACAACGCGTATCATTATTTAAATTCAATACTAGCGCAAACCGATCTTGGATTTTCGGTAACAATTCGCCACGATGTTCATAAATCAGGAAGCGCGGTGAATACGCTTTTTAATGATATTGTATTGAATGAATTTGGCTTAATGACAAAGAAGCTTACCTATCGAAATAGTAAACAAGTTCTTGAAGCTATTTTGAAGGCTACTAATTCAAAAGTTTTTCAGTCAGACGGTCAATGGTTTGTGGTTTCAAATACAAATTATGTCGGATCAGGTGATCTTTCGGTGCCTTCGGATTTAGTTCCGTTGAATAATGATTTAATTGTTGAATACTTACGACCTATAAAAAAAGCTATTTACAAGGTTGATCTTGACGATAAAAAAATAATCAATTCAAATCCGCACTTTTTGTACGGTACCCATGAATGGTCGGTACAATCACCTTCAAGCGGTAAATACAATGCGATTGTTTCAGATTCGTCTTATAGTGTAAAGGCGGCAAGCGCAGGAAAATATCTACACACAAACGATATTGATTCCGGAGGTGCCGATGTTCAAAGCATTGCGATTCCTAAAGAATACAATTCAATCCAACAAAATAAAAATATGGAAGTTGGATTTAGTTACTACATTGAAAATGACGGGTCAGAAGAAACGTATCGTTTTGGCGTAAAGGTGATCGCAGATATTGACGGAAGTTCGCCGTTTGAATATTACAATTTTTCAACTGACGAATGGGATAACACTTCGTCGCCAAACGATGATCATATTAAGTTTGTTTCAACTTCAACGGTAAATTCTTGGGCATCAACAAAATTTGATGTTAAACCATATACTAATGATTCTACAACAAACGATCCTGATATGATCGTAATCTTAAATAAGATTCAACAAGGTTCCGGAACCGGTGTTGGTAATTACGTCAAACACTATATTGACAACTTTTATTTGGCGGAAAAGCTAAATATTGAAGGTGATTACGAACTTGAAAAGCGAAGCACCAACGACAATATTACAGGTGTTTATGAAAGTGAAAAAAATCTTCTAACAAACAAGCTAAATGGTACCGGTTATATGGGATCATTTTCGGGCGTTTATGAACGTACTGGTGATACTTCAACCTTTGCTTTAGAAGAACTTTTAATGCTCGAAGTAGTAAATGATTACCGCGTATTTAAAAAGCGCTATGAAGGCACGTTTTATAAAAACACGGCTAGTTCAACGCCTATGTTTTACACCAACCGAATCATTGTTTCATTTGACGATACCGATGGTTGCGTAATTGATACAATGCGCTATGACGTAAAAGGAAACCGTTACAATGTAACGATGACTTTACCGGATCAATACACTACAGATATATCAAGCATAACGTACGAAAGGTACGATTAACGATTCCCCTTTCCTTGTTTGCTTTCCCCGTTGATCTTAATTGGTCGCGGGGATTTTTTTTACTTTTTTTTAATTTTTTTCTAAAATATTTTTTTTATTCTAAAAATTTATTTTAAATTAGCTTCAGATTTAAAAACCAAACGAACTATGAAACGTATTGAAAAAGGTTACTACAAAGGAGAAATCGAAGGTAAAGTTTTTTACATTATTTACAACGATGACCTAGAAGGTGAATTACTTTGGAGCATTCACTTTGAAGATGATCAATTTGAAGAAAAGGTATTAGCAGAAGAAGATCAACTTTGGTACACCAAACGAGAAGCGATGGAAATGACCGAATTATTTATTCAACGATACGCTTAATTATAAATTTTAAAATCAAACAATAACTAAATTACCTATTATGAAAAATGTATTTATTCAGTCGTTTATGAACGGCAATGGCGAAACTTCTTTAGAAGTAATTAGAATGTCAAACTTTATGGAAAACAAGATCACTTCAAAACCAACCAACTTTGACGTTGCAGGCAACGGTTCAATTTGGATTAGTATTGATAGTAAAGATTGGCACGCAATAAAAGATGAATGGGATATTACTCTTGATCAAGTTCAAGAATCACTACAAGAACAGTTTATAACCGAACACGGTTCAAGTGTTAATGTTCACTTTTCAATTAAAAAATAAATCACTAACGCCACCTTTCGGGGTGGCAAATCTATTTCTATATGAATGAATTTGAATTTGAATTTGTAAATGAATGCAAGCGACTTGGGTTTAAGAAATCCGAAGTTGTCGAACAGATGGGCGTATCACAACCAACCCTTGATTCAAGGCTGAAGAACCCGACCAAGTTTAAACGGTCGGAACTTTCGAAGCTGATCGACTTAGGGTTTGTTATGAACGGTATTGATCAAGAAATCAAAAGAAGGTTGAACGATTACTTAAAAATTTCGAAATGAAGAAAACATTAACCACACCGCTAACTATTGACGAAATCGAATTTCGTGTACAATCCGTAAACGCAAAGGGCGCAATCATTTTACCATACAAAGATGCCCGTGCGGATATGAAACGACTTGATGAAGTCGTCGGGGAAATAAACTGGAAAAGGGAACACAAAAGCATTGATGGCAACAATTATTGTATTATATCCATTTGGGATCGCGACAAGGGAACTTGGGTTTCAAAAATGGATGTGGGTACCGAATCAAATACCGAAGCAGTAAAGGGTGCCGCTTCAGATGCTTTTAAACGCGCCGGTTTTAATTGGGGGATCGGTCGCGAATTGTACGACTATCCGCTTATATTTGTTAAGCTAACCAACGAAGAACGTGCAAACAGTAAAATATTCCAATACAAGCTTCGAAACTGGAAGTGGCATTCAGAGTTTGAAGATAACAAGCTTACCTATTTAGGCGCCCACGATGGCAATGCTATCCGCTTTGAATGGGGTAAGCGCAAAAACACTAAACGCTAATTTTTAATTTTTTATTTATGGCAACTATTTACGTTGAAGGGATAAGATCATTCCCACCGCGCGATGGCGCACCTGACTTTGTAATTGGCAACGGTGTATTTACACCACGTCAATTAATGGACTTTTTTAAGAAACCGGAAATCGTTGAATTATTCACCGAATACAAAGGTGATAAGCAGATTAAGTTTTCGATCTTAAAAGGTCGCGATGGATCACCAAATTTTGTGATCGATACATTCGTTCCTGAAGCACAAACAGACAATGCAAGCGCTTCAGATGACGATTCAGATTTACCATTTTAATTAACTAACGGGCGCTTCGGCGCCCTTTTTAAACCAAACGATTATGCCAATTATTATTGACGATACTAAACACGATGATCCGGCGTTTATGAAAGCGCAGATTTACGCCTTAAAAGAAAACCTTATGAAATGCCATAATGAACTTCAGATGGTTTACGGTGAACTAAACAAAGTAAAAAAAGAAAACAAAGCTTTAAAGGTTGAATTATCAATCCATGGCATTGAACTTAAGTGATATGAAAAAAGTATTTGATACCAACGCGGAATACCACGCGCATAAATCGATTAGCGCTTCGGGATTAAAAAGCATTGTGAAATTTAAGGGATCGGTTCGCGAATATCTAGCGCAAACCTATAAATCAAAAGCCGCCTTTGAATTTGGCAACGCGATTCATACGCTTTTATTAGAAGGGCGCAAGAAATACGAAACGGATTATTACGAACTTCCGGAAATCGGCGACTTGCGTAAAAAGGAAAACAAAGAACTTAAAGCGCAACTTATTGAAAAGGCAGGTGATCGTGCCATTTTAGATTTTAAAGATGTTCAAGTGATCCGCGAAATAGAACGCCAATTTTACGCTATACCTTTAGCGGTTGATTCGTGTAAAGGTGAAGCTGAACTTTCGCATTATTCAGAATTTGGAGGCATACCGGTTAGGGTTCGACCCGATTGCGTTAATTACGAAGAAAACTGGATATCAGATGTAAAAAGCACCCGTTCGGTTATGGAATTTGAACGCGACGTTTGGCAATACAATTACCACGTTCAGGCGGCGTTTTATTGTTCGGTGTTAGGTATTCCAATAGAAAACTTTCGGTTTATTGCGGTCAAGAATAATATTGAATATGACGATCCAAGAAACCCCGAAACAATGGTTCGCGTTTGCAAACTAAACGACCGAATGATTGAAGTCGGTTTTGAAAAAATGCAATGGGCGTTTGATCGTTGGAAGCATTATGTAAACACCGGCGTTGCACTAGGAGTTGATTCATTAAAGGATAAAAACGGAATCGAAATACTATGAACCTAACAAAACAAATTCTAACCATTATAAGCGATGAACTAAACCTTGATTTATCACGAAGAACAAGAAAAAGGGAATACGTTGAAGGGCGTTACGTTTACTACGATATTTGCCGTAATCACTTGAATTTAAGCTACGAATTTATTGGTAAAACATTGGGTTACGATCATTGTACCGTACTGCATTCACTTAAACAATGCAAAAATCTTTGTGAAGTTGATCCAAACTTCAGGTCAAAATATACCGTACTTTTGGGAAAGGTAGATGAAAAATTAGGTATCATGGCAAACCCTTATGACAAGTATTTAGGTAAAGAAGATGTATTGCAACGCGGAGTTATTGCTTATATCAAGGCGCAATATCCTGAAGCGTTTGTGGTGCATATTCCAAATGAAGGTCGCCGATCAATGTTTGAACGCTACAAGTTTAAAACCTTGGGCGGTGTATCGGGAATGCCTGATCTTATGATTTACAACCCTAACAAATATCGAAATGGCTTGGCTATTGAATTAAAATATGGTTCAAATAGACCAACCAAAAACCAACTGGAATGCTTAAAAAAGTTGCAGGAATTAGATTGGGAAGCGTTTTGGTCGGCAGATTTTGATTACATTAAACAACGAATCGACCAATATTTTAAAGATGTGGATAAGCAAAAAAGTGTACTGGAATGAAGATGATCAGCGCATACGTTGGACGCAAAATTCAACGTATTCGGGGAACATTCAGTTCGTGTACGCCGGTAATATGACCGAACCGGAGTTTGATCTATTGTTAGAAGTTTTATTTGAATTGTACGATGACGAAAAGATTTCACTAGAAGATTTTTTGATCATATTCAATGAAATACGAACTTTCTGCGATCGGATCAAACAATATATTGACGAATAAATAAACCAAACAATTATGGAAATTGGTGTAATAATCAAACCACACGGTCTTGATCGGTACATTCCTATCCCTTTATCGATCTTTCGAAATAAGGGTATTTCAATGGCGGCAACCGGTCTTTATTGTTGGCTTTTTAGCCACGAAGCAGGGCGCCAAATGACAATTAATTTTATTACAAATCATTTTAAAGATGGTCGCGATTCCATTTCAACACGGCTAGTAGAACTAGAAAAAGCAGGTTTTTTAAAGCGCAAAAAAATACGGGATGGATCACGTTTTGTTTATGATTTTGAATTACTGGATTTGGTAAAAATGGGAACCGGAAAATCCGAAGTCGGAAAATCCGAAGTCGGAATTTCGGCACCGGAAAATCCGCATCAAAGAAATAATAATAAGATTAATAAGATATCTAATAAGATTAATAAGAATAATAAAAAGAAAATATTCCCCGAAATTGTTTTAAACGCCTTTAACCATATCCAACAACAATTTCCGGAACGCTATCGACCTTCAACAAAACCACAACAAGAAAAGTGGTTGGACACGATCGATAAGCTGAACCGAATCAATGGCGTATCACCACGCAAGTTGTATTTGCTAATCAAAGAAATTCGTAAGGATGATTTTTGGAAGCAGAATTTTTTAACAGTTCAGAAACTACGCCAACGAAATAAGCAGGGCGTTCTTTGGATTGATGTATTTATGGAACGATACGGAAAAGAATTTGAAAACCTAGAACTATGATAACTATACAAATTCACGAACAGACTATTATTGATGCTACCGTTTATGTAGATAAGAAGAAGATCGGTAATCGAAAATCATTCAACGGCAATCGAAAAAATCAAGTGGTTGGTATTTGCGCCGAATTTATGATTGCAGACCTTTTGGGATTAGAACGACCTAAAGGCGATGGTTTTGATGGTGGTTGGGATATTCAGATCGGAAACAAGCTGATTGATATTAAAACGGTTGGAAGAACGAGTAAAGCAAAACCGGAACATTGGAATAATGTAATCGGTCAGCAAATTGAATACAAGAACACGCACTATTTGTTTTGCGCCTTAAATACTTACAATCGATTGCTTACGATTTGCGGTTTTATAACTAAAGAAGATTTTCTAGCAAAAGCCACCTACAACAAAGAAGGCGATGTTATTATTCGTTCGGATGGATCAGAATTAACACTAGGCGCACCGAACTACGGAATACAAAATAAAGACTTAATTCAAATAAATTCTATTGAAGAACTAAAAGAAATAATTATATTCAAATAAAATAGGGGGGTACCCCCCTTCGGTTTTATTTTTAAAATCGATACCCCACCCCCCCCATACCAAACCAAACAACTATGGATTTACAAGGATTTTATGATTTAGGCATTCAGCCCAAGGCGGGAATGGTCGAACAAAAACTAACTTGCCCTAAATGTTCACCCGAACGAAAAAACAAACAAGACAAATGCCTTTCGGTAAACATTGAAAAAGGATTTTACAACTGCCACCATTGCGGTTGGTCGGGCAATGTAAATCTAACCGAAAAGAAGGACTACTTCGTACCAACACCAATAGAACTAGAAGTTACCGATCGCGTAATATCATATTTCGCAAAACGTGGAATATCGGAAGCTACGCTTTCGCATTGGAAAATTGGCGAATCGGTGGAGTATATGCCGCAGGTTCAAGCCAAAAGAAAAACAATCAACTTCAACTACTATCGAAACGGCAAACTGATAAATATAAAATACCGCGATCGTGAAAAGAATTTTAAACTGGTTTCAGGCGCCGAACTTATTTTTTATGGTTTGGACAATATCAAAGAAACCGATCATTGTTATATCGTAGAAGGCGAAATGGATGCATTAAGCTTACACGAAAGCGGCATCTATTCGGTGGTTTCAGTTCCAAATGGCGCTACTAAAGGGAATCAACGGTTGGAATATTTAGACAACTGCCACGAATACTTTAAAGACAAAAAAGAAATCATTCTTTGTACCGATAACGACGAAGCCGGAATTGCACTTCGGAAAGAACTTGCAAGGCGACTTGGGTACCATAAATGCAAATACGTCGATTTCGGCGCGTTTAAGGACGCGAATGAAGTCTTGGTAGGTTCAGGGTCGGAAACTTTAAGAAAGTTGCTTAAAACGGCTAAAAACTTCCCTATCGAGGGTGTAGTGAATATTCACGATATATGGGATTCGGTTTTGTCCTTTTCTGACAACGGAATAAAAAACTATTCAATGGGTATTGGTGAATCAGATCAGTTCCTTAAAATATCACAAGGTGAATGGTCGGTTGTAACTGGTGTACCAAATTCAGGAAAGTCAGATGTGGTTGATCAAATTTGTTGCAATATGTCGCTTCAGCACGGTTTTCGTGTTGCCTTCTTTGCACCCGAATCATTTCCATACGAAGGGCATATTAAACGTATCGCTAATAAGCTAAACCAAACTAATTGCGACAAAGACAAACTAAACGCTTCAAGGGATTTTATTGCTAATAATTTCTTCTTCGTCAAGATCGACCTTGAAAACCTAACCCTGCAATCAATCCTAGATAAGTTTCGGGAACTGGTTTTGCAAAAAGGAATCAATCTTTGCGTAATCGACCCTTGGAATACACTTGATCATACCGCGCAACGGGATGTTTCATACGTTGGGCGAATGCTTTCAGAAATTACCCAATTTGTACAACAAACAAACACGCATCTATTTCTTGTGGCGCACCCGCGAAAAATGGAAATTATTGATAATAAATACCGGATTCCAACACCATACGATATTTCAGGGTCAAGCGACTTCTTTAATAAGGCGTACAATGCAATGACTGTTTATCGTTGTCTTGGTGAAGAAACAAATCTTGGATCAGATGCCGTTGAAATATATATTCAGAAAGTAAAACGAAAAGAAAACGGTCGTCAGGGTGTATTTAAAATTGCACCTGATTTTAAGAATGGCGGAGCATACAAGAATATCAATGAAGCTGAACAACGGATCATTGTCGAAAAGCGTAAATTTGAAAATATCAAATCTAACCTACCGTTTTAATATGGCACACTTCGAAATTCAAATCGTACCGTTTTATGGTTTACTTCTAGGCTTCGCATACAACAACGAAGAACTGGCAGGAATTGAAACCGAAGAAGATGACGTTCAGCATTTTTTTCAGGTTGCAATACTGATAATCGTTTTCAACTTTGTTTGGCTAACTAAGAAAGATATCGATAATTCCTAACTTTGCGGTATGGAAACCAACAAAACCGACAAGTTAAAAAGCAAATTACTTCAAGCGCTTGAAGATCACAAGGGTATTATATCAATTTCTTGTAAAGCAATCGGGATAAACAGATCGACCTATTATGACTGGATGGCAAAAGACGAACAGTTTAAAAAGGCGGTTGATGAAATACAAGATGTGGCAATCGACTTTGTAGAATCAAAATTGTTTCAGCAAATCGATGAAGGTAATCCAACTTCAACCATATTCTATTTAAAAACAAAAGCAAAAAAACGGGGATATGTAGAACGCCAAGAAATCGTTCACGATGGTAAGCTAGAAAATACCGTTGTTGAATGGCGCGTTCACAAAGACGATGATAACAGTTGATTGTAATATTCAATTCGAACAACTTCTAAATTCGGACAAAAGGTTTAGAGTACACCAAGGGGGAACACGATCGGGTAAAACGTATTCTTGTTGTCAATACTTGGCATATCTACTTCGATCTTCTGAAGAACCGCTAACCATTTCTATTATTCGTAAAACGCTTCCTGCGCTAAAAGGATCAGTACAACGTGATTTCATTCAGATACTAGAACAACTGGGAATGTATTACCAAGGCGTTCACAATAAGGCGGAAAACACTTTTAAGTATCGTAATCATTTGGTTGAATTTTTATCGATTGATGATAGCCAAAAGATTCGAGGTCGTAAACGTGATATTGCATATCTAAATGAAGCCAACGAATTGAACATTGAAGATTTTCGTCAAATCAATATGCGTACAACTGGTTTTATCGTTATGGATTTTAACCCTTCCGATCCGGTGCATTGGATTTATGACGAAATAATACCACGCGATGATTGCGATACTTGGATTACAACTTACAAAGACAATAAATTTTTATCGTCTGAACTGGTATTTGAAATTGAACGGATGCGCGAACGTGATCCGGATTACTGGCGCGTTTATGGTGAAGGTTTGCAGGCTACTTATTCAAAGCGCCAAATATATTCTAACTGGCAATTTATTCCTGAAGCTGATATGCCTGAATTTGATGATCCGATCATTGGTCTTGATTTTGGATATTCAAATGATCCAACGGCGGCGGTTCTAGTTCAAAAAGTAAACGATAAGCTTTACGTCAAGGAACTATTGTACCAAACCGGAATGACTAATAACGATATTGCTGATTGGTTAAAAATTAACGGTTATGATCAAGTTCTTGTTTATGCTGATTCTGCTGAACCGAAGTCAATCGAAGAAATTAAGCGCCTTGGTTGTTGGATCAAGCCGGCAATAAAAGGTCAAGGTTCAATTATGGCGGGAATATCGCTGATCAAGGAATTTGATGTTTACGCAACCGATACTTCCAAAAACTTAATGAAGGAATATCATAATTACTACTGGGAGCAACTAAAAGATGGCACGATCATAAATAAGCCATTAGACAAAATGAATCACCTGCAAGATAGTTTCAGATATTGCGTTTATTCGGTATATTCAAAGCGTACTGATTTCTTCATAATTTAAATTTGTATTTTTACGAAAAATTTCCTTAATGGCTTCAATACTGGATCGGTTCCGAAATATACTAACCAAGAACGCCACACAAACGGCGGCTGAATATAACAAAGCAATTTACAATCACCTTGGGCATTCTGTTCTTTGGAATACCGAAAACGATGACAATTACATTACTGAAGGTTATCGCAAGAACGCAACGATTTATTCGTTGATCAATATTATTACTAAGGCGGCGACAACGATACCGTTTACAGTTTACGAAAAGACTAAGGAAAGCGAATACAAAAGATACAAAGCAATGCAATCCGGTGTTTCCGATCCAACTGCATTGTATAAGTCGCAACTGATTAAAAAGAACGCGCTTGTTGAATTAGAAGGGCATGAACTTCAAATGCTACTAGAACAACCTAATTCAGCACAATCTTATTCATCGTGGATTTCTGAACTGATCGCGTTCCGTAAGCTAACCGGTAACGGATATATTTACGGGATTGCACCTGATACTGGATTAAAGGCGGGAAAATACACCGAACTTTATGTTATGCCTTCGCAGGTTATGGAAATTATTTCGAATGGAATAATGGAACCGGTTTCAAAGTATCGCTTAGAGTATAACGGAACTTACGATATGCCGGCTGATTGTATTTGCCATATCAAAGATTTTAATCCTTATTACGATGGTACTGGTTCACACCTTTACGGTCAATCGCCGCTTCGTGCAGGATTTAGATCACTTACAACAAACAATGAAGCCGTTACAACTGGTGTTAAGTATTTACAAAACCAAACTGCCCGTGGTATCTTAATGTCTGAAGAAGGCGATATTAATGAAGTACAAGCGCAACAATTAAAAGATAAGTTTAGAAAACAACACCAAGGTTCAACCAATGCGGGGGATGTTTTAATCACACCTAAAAAGCTATCGTGGATTAACTTCGGATTGTCAGCTTCAGATTTATCGCTGATCGAACAATACAATGCTTCGGTTAAAGACCTTTGTAATATTTATGGTGTACCGGTTCAGCTTCTAAACAATACCGATGCTTCTACATACAACAATATGAAGGAAGCTAAAAAAGCGCTTTATCAAATGGCGGTTATTCCTGAATTAATGAAAATTCAAGACGAATTGAACCGTTGGTTATCGCCTAAATACGGTGATAAAATTTGTGTTGAATACGACTTTACTTCGATTCCTGAAATGCAAGAAGAAACCGAAAAGGTCGTTAATCAGCTTTACAACGCTTGGTGGATTACGCCAAACGAAAAACGTGATGTAATGAATTACGGTATTGATGAAGAAAACGAACAAATGAACAGTTATTTCGTTCCTGCCAATTTAATTCCGCTTGAAGGGGATATTGATTTGGTTGGTGATCCGATTGATTTACCAAAACCGGAACCGGTTGAAGATGAAGAAGAAGAAAAAAAAAGTTTAAAGGCTGAAAGTTATTCGAATTATCCACAAGGCGCCACAAACAATGCAAAGCGAATGTTAGAATGGCGCGAAAAATACGGTCGCGATGTAGTACAAGGCGGAACAAATATTGGGTGGATTCGTGCAAACCAAATCGCAAATCGCGAACCCCTTTCTTTAGATGTAGTGAAGCGCGTTCATAGTTTTTTAAGTCGCCACGAAGAAAACGCGGTTATTTCGGATGAATACAAAGACGAACCTTGGAAGGATAAGGGATATGTAGCTTACAACCTTTGGGGTGGTAAAGCGATGGTATCTTGGGCAAAACGAATTGCTGAAAATGGATAACGATGCCGCTACCGAAGCCAAGAATAAACGAAAGCGAAAAAGATTTTATCGACCGGTGTATCATAGATGCGGAGGTTCAAAACGAATTTCCCGAACTAGATCAAAGGATCGCGGTTTGCAATAATCTATATCGACCAACAACGAAAGCCGCCAAATTTGATTCGCAAAGATTTATGTTTGGTTTGGAACGCAAACGCGATGTTCAGGAAAGAAACTGGTCAAGACAATTTTCAAGATTTTATTTTAACGAATACAAAAAAGGAATAAAACAATTCCTAGAAACTAACAATGTAAGCGAATTGGGTTTGTTTCGTTTTACGGATTTTGAAGATTTAATGGTTGGAATGTTTACTGGAATGGGTTGGGTTTTTGCTTCGTGGTATATGCGAAGTATTAATAACTACCAAACAAAACAACAAACTACAAATCCTGACGATTTAAAAGCGATATGGGAGCAAAAAATGATCGCATACGCCAAACAATATTCGGCGGCTAAAATTGGATTGATTCAAGGTACGGCACTTCAAAACCTTCGAAAGATTATTAAAGCTTTTATGGCTGATCCTGATTTTATGTCTAAAGGAATTGAAGAAAAATCGCGAATACTAAATAACAAATTCAAACAGTTAAGCCGTTGGCAAGCTAAAAGAATTGTTCGAACCGAATCGACAACAATAAGTAATATCGGATTAGAACAAGGCGCTGAAGCAATGTTTCCTAAAGAACAACTGGAAAAAAGATGGATTACAAGTATGGATGGAAACGAACGGGTTTGGCATGGCGCTATGAATAATAAAATTGTTGACTTCGATAAAAAGTTTACGGTACCGCATCCTAAAGGCGTTGATTATATGTTAAGGGCGGGTGATCCAAGTGCAAGTGCGGCAAATCGGGTAAACTGCCGATGCGCAGTTGTACCGGTACCTAAACCGGATGAATTTGACTAATAAAAAATTAAGTAATTTTGGGAAAAATAGACAATATGGAATTTTTGTACAAAGCATCGCCGATGGGCGAACTATTAGATGCCGATGAAAAGAACGGTATTGTAAAGGGTTACGGATCGTATTTTGATAATAAAGATTCAGATTCCGATATCATTCGCCGTGGTGCTTATCAGAAAACAATCAAAGAAAACGGGGAACGCGTAAAGTACTTGTATCAACACAATATGAATCAACCTATTGGTAAGATGAAAGAACTTTACGAAGATGAAAAAGGACTTGTTTTTGTGGCGGAAATTCCTAAGACAACTTTAGGTAAAGACGTTATCGAACTTATGAAAGCGGGGGTTATCACCGAAAATTCGGTTGGTATCTTGCCGATCGTAAAAGAAGATAAAGGTGAATACCGCGAAATTAAAGAAGTAAAACTATTTGAAATAAGCGCCGTAACATTAGCGGCGAATGATCAAGCCAAGATTCTTGACGTAAAAGGCGCCAAGAACTTTGATGAATTTTACAAGCGTTACGATAACATTGCGAAGCTAATACGCAAAGGTGAAATTAGCGACGATATGGGTTACGCTTTAGAAGCTGAAATTTTAAAATTGAAAGCATTATTCGTTGATGCCACGAAGCCGGTTGAAGAAACCACTTCGCCGGTCGAAGAAAAAGCTGACGATTCTGAAATTCAATCATATTTGTATAATACTTTAAAACAACGCTTTTCTTAACAATGGAAAATCTTAAAAATCAAATCGACGAGTTAGGTAACTTGATCGATTCAAAATTGGAAAAGGCTTACGGTCAGGCAGTAGAAAGCGCGACTGGTAAAGCCGATGAAATGTTAAAAGGTGAAATCAAAAACCTTACTGAAACATTTAACGCAAGAATGGATGATATGGAAGTTGCTCGTAAAAAACAATTCGAAGCTTCACAACCAAAATCATTCAAATCTTCTTTAATCGAAGTAGTTAAAGCGGGTGCGCTTGACGGAATGATTAAAGGAAATTCTAACGCCGCTTCTTTCGAAGTAAAAGCGGATATGACTGGTGCGGCTGATTATACCGGAGAAGTTATTCCGGCTGATCGCGTAGCAGGAATTAAATTTGATCCTACACGTTCAACGCACATGCGTTCAATCATCCCAGTAGGTTCTACTTCTTCAGACGTTGTTCGCTTCGTAAAAGAAAGCGGATATTCTGATGGGTCTGCGGCTAAAGCTGAAGGCGCTACACTAGCACAATCTGACTTCGACCTTACTGCAACTGACGCTAACGTACAGAAAATCGGAGCATACTTCCGTATTTCTGAAGAAATGTTAGCTGACACACCTGCACTAGCTTCTTACGTTTCAACTCGTGCTTCTGAAAAACTTCTTGCTTACGAAGATTCACAAATCCTTCAAGGTACTGGAGTTGCCCCACAACTTCAAGGTATTACTGTTGCGGCGGCTGATTTCGCTGAAACTGGTGGTGCTTTTACTGATCTTGTAGATTCTGCACAAATATTCGATGCTATTGTTGCTTCAGTAAACCAACTTGCTTTAAGTGAATATCAAGCGGATGCAATCATCATGCACCCTTCTGATTTCCACAAAGTATTATTACTAAAAGATAGCCAAAACAACTATCTTAAAGATCAGGTTTACGCAGGGCTTCAGCCTTCATTTATGGGTATTCCGGTAATCATTAATACCGCTTTAACTGCAAACAGTTTATTAGTTGGTAACTTCTCGCAAGGAACACAATTTTGGTTAAGAGACGGATTATCTGTTACCTTCCACCGCGAAGATGGAACAAACGTACGTGATGGTTTTGTTACTGTTAAAGTTCAAGAAAGAGCCGCACTTACGAATTACCTACCTAACGCGTTTGTTTACGCTGATTCTATTACTGACGCAATCGCTTCATTAGAAACACCATAAGTAAACGATTAGTTTCTTAATAAGAAAGCCCTACCTAATCGGTGGGGCTTTTTTTGGCGTAATAAAAAAGGGCGGCTTTCGCCACCCCTTCGGTTTAACATTGATTGTTCGGATCGAACACCACGTCGCGATTGTATTCGCTGATCAGTTCGCCGATTGTGCTTCGGTAATAACAACCAAGGTAATCGTTATAGGCGAATCGAAAATCGCCTTCAGCATCGATAACATACTTGGCTTCGGGATTGTCGAAACCGTAACCATCCGCCGAAACGATTTCTGCAATACCTTGTTCGTTTAAAGCTTTGCGACTTTTTACTTTTGGCTTCTTAACTAACCAAACGTCGGTGTGCTTAATTGGTTTTCTTACTTCCCTTGTTACGATTTTACCATCGATGACGTCAGTCCAAGTAAATCGTTGAACGTACGGTTCAAAGGTGATTCCCTTTTCTTTGAACTCGTTAATCTTGCTTTGCTTAATGTACTTTATAAGCTTTTCCATAATAAATGATTTTAGTTTTGTGGGATTATTCCCGTTTGTCTTTTACAAAGATACAAAAAACTTTTTAAATAAAAAAATTATTTTTTTTTTGCAAAAATGTTTTGTGAATTAAAAAAGTTGTTTATATTTGAAGTGTAAAACAAAACAAACAATAACTAAAAATTAAATTTTACGCCTTATGGAAAATGTTCAAATTACTAAACTAGAAATGTCAGTATTAAATGCAATTCAAGAATTTACTGCCGAAGAATTTAGTTCAAGCACCGGCAACTGGGCTTATGTTCACGAAATTGCAACTAAAGTAGATGGTAGCCAATTACGCGCTTTAATTACTACTTTAAAATCGAAAGGGGTTATCGAATGGGATAGCAATACGGGTGGTGTTGATGGTGCTTTTGTAATTATTCAAGATCATTTCTTTATGGAAACCGGAAATTACGCACCAAGCGGAAGCCCTGAAATCAAATTTATCAATTTAGAAGTAAAAGCTTAAAACCAACGCCCCCTTCGGGGGGCTTTTAAAACTTATGGCACACGATCCACAATTTGACGACTGGTATCACGAATGCCCCGAATGCGGAAAAGAAATACCGCACTATGAAGATTATTGTTCCACCGGATGCAAAGAAGCATCCTATTTATAGAATTATGAAAAATTTTGAAAAACACGAAAAGCAAATAATGGAAAAGCTTGAATACGGATCAAGCGTTGGTCTATTAATTATGTTCGTTGCATTTGTAATGATTGTAATTGGAAACGTATTTTTTAGATGAAACGTAAGCACTTAAAAAAGACAATCCGATTCATAGTTGAAATGATCCTTATCCTTTCAATAGGAATGACCCTTGGGTTTATGGTATTTCTTTTAATAATGAAATTGTTATGGACGATTTAATTGATACACTAAATGAAATTATTGCTACGGGTGATAACTGCAACCTTCCTTACATTTCCATACTTGGGCGTAAGGCAAAACGTGAAGCCATTGAATCAATCATTAAACGATCAAGAAATGGCGAATACGTTTGACCCTTTAGAAGATTATTATAATTCGATTGGCAACCACGGGGAATATTTAACCCGTTGCCCGCATTGTGGTCTTTA